ACCCACTGCTGATTTAATAATTTCGTTTATAGAATATAGAAATGGTGATGAGAAAGATGCTATGTTAATACAATTTCCACGATATGTTCCTGCCCATACCAATATTTTGAAACATTTCCAGGAGATGCCAGAATTGGCTGAGCGAAGAGCGCAAGTGTGTGTGCCAACTCTGAGAAGAATTGGAGATCGATTGTATTCGCACATTTTGGGCAATACTGATTGCAAAATAGAAGATCGCACTCTTGAATTCGAAGATGAGACTGTCCAAGCCCGAGACACGTTGGTTTATGCGCTCAACACGACGAAAGGTGACTGTGGTTCTCCCGTTATTGTGAATGATACTTCTTTCAGAAGGAAGATTGCTGGAATTCACATGGCAGGAGAGATAGGAGGTCGCACTGCATTCGGTCAGAGTGTGACGCAAGACGATATCAAACGTGCAATGAAGAATTTCAAGGTTATAGATTTTGATGCTGATGAACTGCCAAATATTTGTAAGAGTAAGGTAGAACTACAGTTCAATGTTAATTATTCCCAAGATGATATTCTCAAAATGCTTGATATGCCTGCTGCCACTTTCAGTTTCCTAGGAGGCTGTAGCATGGTGAAACATGCTCCTGGCAAAACAGACATTCGCCCATCCCCAATCCACGGTTATGTAGAACCAATAACGAAACCTGCGAAACTTTATGATACCCATGTCAACATACTCCACAAGAATGTAGAAAAATGTGCTATTAATACGCCGTACATTCCTAAGGCTGAAGTTGATCGTGCGGTTAATGAGGTTCAATCGTTGTTGTTATCTGGTGATACACGCAAATATCTTGCTCGAATTTTGACTTATCAAGAAGCCGTTGCTGGGTCCTCAGATAGCCAGTATATTACAGGTATACATAGACAAAGTTCTGCAGGGTACCCACACGTGTTCAACACGAAATCGGGATTCCCAGGGAAAACAACATGGTTTGGAAAAGATGGCGATTATATCTTTGACGAAGGAATGAAGAAACTCGTTCTTGAACGCATTGAAAACGCTCGAAATTCTAAACGAACGCCAACCGTGTGGACTGACACCTTGAAGGATGAAAGACGACCAATTGCAAAGGTAGATCAAAACAAGACCCGTGTGTTTGCACATGGTCCTGTTGATTATAATCTCACTGTGCGAATGTTTTATGGAGGATTCATTGCCCATTTGATGGAAAACAAAATCACCAATGAACAATCTGTTGGAACAAATTGTTTTGGACCGGACTGGATGAGAACTGCAACCAAACTTTCTAAGTATGGTAAACGTGTGTTTGCAGGGGATTTTTCAACCTTTGATGGCACACTTAATTCTTGTATCATGGAGCGATTTGCGGATGTCGCAAATAAGTTCTATAACGATGGAGAAGAGAATGCCACAATAAGGAAAGTCCTTCTTTTGGAAGTTTACAACTCTGTACATCTTTGTGGAAATAAATTTATCCAATTAACTCACAGCCAACCATCTGGAAATCCTTTGACGACGATACTCAATTCTTTCTATAACTCTGTTTCTATGCGAATTGCCTATTATAGATGTTTTGATGGAGTAGCGCCGCCTTTTATGGAGAACGTTTCCATGGTTAGCTATGGAGATGACAACGTTATTAATTTCACGAAGAATGTTGCTGATCGATTTAACCAAAACACCGTCACCAAAGCTTTTGCGAGTTTTGGAATGATTTACACGGATGAAAGTAAATCAACTGGTACAATAGCACCCTGGCGTACTATTGGAGAAGTAGACTATCTTAAGAGGAGATTTAGGATGGTCGAAGGAACTTGTCGGGCCCCACTTGCCTTATCAACTATTTTGGAATCTTGTAATTGGGTTCGCAAAAGCAGCGATGACGTAGAAGCGTGTAAACAAATCTGCGAAATGGCATGCCGCGAGCTAGCGCAATATCCAAATAATGTTTTTGTGGAAAACGTTAACTTAATTGTTGATGCTTTCTACCAGGCCACAAATGAGTATCCGCTGATAAAGACGCAAGCCGATTATCTGGCGGATCAATCCCCACAGTTCTAAGACTTCAATGTCTATAACTTGCAACTGAAATGTTGTTAATCTATTTATCCGAGAGCGGCATCTCTCAACAAAAACTGTCATTGTAGTTCATTCTACTAACACAATTCTCTCACGAGAACTGCGTGCACCCTGGTTAGGGGTTCACTCTTCGGAGTGTAATAATACTAACTAAATTAGCTTTTCTTTTCTTGGAAGAATCTATTATATTAATAGAAACTTCGCCTATCCCCTTCTGGGATAGGATCAGAATAGGTCTTTTCGACCAAACCATAATCAAATTTTTAAGCAATTTGCACGTGGGGCGGGTTTATCGACAGGACCGCTCCTACGGCCTTTTAGAACGAAGGTAATTCTGTCA